GGCTTAATTTAAAACCTACTAAAAATGCAAACAAATTATTATCTATTATCAAAGACATAAAAGGTGAGTATAATATTTTGTCGGCTCCTTTAGCAGATGATCCAAGAGCAGAACCTGATAAACGTGCTTGGGTTGAGAAATATTTAAAAGCATTTCCACCTAAGAAAGTTATCATTACTGCAAACAAACAAGCATACGCAAAACAAAAAGATGGCACTCCAAACATTTTAATTGATGACTTTGGACAAAACGTTAAGAAATGGGAAGGCGCAGGCGGAGTTGGATTCAAACATAAAGATCATAAGTTCGAAAGAACTGCAAGTAGTCTAAAACAATACTTTGAAAAACCAGCAACCGAAGGCGACTTAATTCCACTTCCACAAAATAGTGTTTCAGTTGATTCAGATGCAACTGATTACGACTTTATGAAGTTAGGACGTAATATGGCCAACATAGCAACAACTAATCCAGATGATGCTAATATGGGTGACCAAGATATTATGTTAAACTTCTTTGGAGGTGAAAAAGAAAAGAAACATATGATTTCCAACCTTAAGCGATTAGGATATAAGGTTGGTGATGTAAGTGGTTATCAAGACCACAACTTTGACCCAGAACCTACTAAAGGTGACGCACCTCCGCAAATACATTCCAAAGACGTGGATGGCAAACTAGGTAAAATGAAAGTCGCTCTCATGATACCAGTACAAAAAGACAGATCCTTTAGAAAACTAGCGAAACAATATCGAGATGTTCAATTAGATGAATACAAACCGATAGTTGTTGACCGCAGAGGACGTATTGTCAACGGCCATCATAGATACGATGCACTACGTCTGCTAGATCACGAGTATGCTTTGGTAAAAATGGTAGACACATACTTGGAAAACATAATGAGCGAGAACTTTGCGGATGGTAAGAAGCCTGGACGTAAGGGCCTTAGCAAGAGAGTTGGAATACCAAAAGGAGCATCCATAAGCCAATTAAGTAAGATTGCTAAATCTAGTTCAGGAGAGAAGAGGCGCATGGCCCAATGGCAGTTAAATATGCGTAGAGGGAAGGCAAAAAAAGGTAAATAGTAGTATGAAACTTAGAGAAATAACACAGGTACGTGAAAACCCATTAGCACAACAACAGGCCCCTGCAACAAAGGCGGCTGGTGCAGTAAAACAGGTTGCACAAAAAGTTGGTCAAGGTGCTAAAATGGCCGCTCAAAAGATGGGTGGAAAAGGTACAGGTGGAATGATGGCAAAAGGCTTAGATAAACTTGCCTCAGGTGGTGCTTTAACAGGAAACTTATCCAAACAGATTGCTCCATTTGCCAAGCAACTATCTACTATACTTGCAGATACAACATTAAGAAACAAGTTTATGATGCTTGTAAAACAAGCAGAAGCAGGTGCTAAAAAACAAGCGGCACAACAACCAGCACAACAACAAGCAGTTACACAAAGCATGGACGTTGAAGAAGCGGCTACGCCAGGAGCCACTAGTGCAGGTGCAATAGCAACTGTGGCAAACCCTATAACTGCTTATGCAAAAGTAAAAAAAGACGGCAAAGGTGTTCCTAAAGCAGATCAAAAGAAAACTCCTAAGGGAACGGCCGTAAATGCACTGGATATGAAGGGTGCAAGTCTATTTGGTGGAAACATTCAAAAGAGGTAAATACTGTTATGAAAGAGAAAGAACTTAAAAACGAAGGTTTAGCAGATTTGGCACACAAGGTTGAGAAAGACCATGAAGTGCAAATGGCTCGTGCAGAGTTATACAAAATTGGAAAGTATGCAATTAAACTTCATGAAATGCTAAAAGGCGTTTCTGAACAAGAAGGTTTAGAAGGTTGGGTACAGTCTAAAATAACAAAAGCAGGAGATTATCTAAGCAGTGTTTATCATCATATGGATTATGAACAAAAGTTCGAACAAGTTCAAACAGAAGCAAAAGCAAAACCAGATTTCTTAGACATGGATAAAGATGGCAATAAAAAAGAGCCAATGAAGAAAGCAATCAAAGACAAAGAAGCAAAAAAAGATAAAAAAGAGTCCATAGACTACAAAGAAGAATTAGCAGAAGAATTAAATCGAGTCCTTTCTAAAAAAAAGACTGAACGTTCATTAACCAAAGGCGAAGAAAAGAAAAAAGAAAAGTACGTCAAAGGTATGAAAAAAGCCAAAGGCGACTTTAAAGATCGCTATGGTGATGATGCTGAAGCAGTAATGTATGCCACTGCAACAAAGATGGCAAAGAAAGAAAGCAAAGATCAAGAAACAGATGAAAGTGGTATCATGTACCGTGCAGGTGTAAAGAAGTACGGCAAAGATGGTATGAAAAAGATTCAAAGTGCCGCAGGTAAAGGTGCGAGTGCAGAAGAAATAGGAAAAATCAAAGACAAGCATAATAAAAAGAAAAAAGAATCATTTAGTTCTTTAGAAGAGTCTGTTGGTAAAGCAATTACAGAAGAAGAGTTTGACCAATTAGCAGAAAAGAAAGATGCTTGTTATCACAAAGTAAAATCAAGATATAAAGTTTGGCCAAGTGCTTACGCCTCTGGTGCTTTAGTTCAGTGCAGAAAAAAGGGTGCTAAGAACTGGGGCAACAAGAGTAAGTAATGCGTTATCAAGAATTCCAAGAAAAGAAAAAGAAAAACTGCGGATGTGGTCAGGATCCGTGTATAACTTACGGTAAACAAACAGAAGGAACACGTTGTTGGAAGGGATACGAAAAGAAGGGCATGAAAACCATGTTCGGAAAACGTGTACCCAACTGCGTTAAACGTGAACACGTAGACTATTGTGTTAAGTGTGGTAATTTATTATTTTCAGAAGAAGTTGAATTAAACGAAAACCTTAAAAAGTGGTTTAAACAAAAGTGGGTGCGTTTCGGTCCTGATGGAAAAGTAAGGGGACAATGTGCTAGAGGCAGTTCTAAAGAAGGTAAGCCTAAGTGTTTACCAGCCGCAAAAGCATACGCACTAGGTAAAAAAGGCCGTAAAAAGGCCGCAAGTCGTAAGCGTCGCGAAGATCCAAACAAAAATAGACGCGGTAAAGCCAAGAACGTCAAGACAAAATGAGGGCAAAAGAGATAATCCCTGAAAAGTGGTCAGCAAAATACAAGAAAAGTATTAACTGTTCCAACCCTAAAGGGTTCTCTCAAAAGGCCCATTGTGCAGGCAAGAAAAAGAAAAAATAATAAATACTGTACTAGTTAATTAACAAGGACGCAAATGGCATTCTTAGTACACAACCTACCACCTGTAGAAGTTTACGTAAAAAAAGAATATCTATACGATCATCAAAAAGGCCATGGCGAACTTACTCCTGGAATATGGATATCAATCAGAAGTATAATGGGCAAAGCATTATACTTTGAAACACTGCTTACAGACTATGGTGCATTGTACGACAAACTTCCTATATCAGCATTTGTTTGGAAAGAAGATTATAATAAAGATGATCAACTGCCCTTAGATACACTTCAAATTTGGGATTGCTTTGATTATGATATTACCGTAATTAAAAAACCTATGTTAGCAAACTGTGAATTTTTTGGCAAAGATAAAAAAATGCACAAGGGTGAATATATGTTTACACTCGATACGTGTCATACACAACATTCAACTATTGATATAAATTTTTCCGAGCATGATCCAGAACACAAAACATTCAATATACTAAAATTAGACAACGGTCAATTTGCCGCACAACCAAATAATAGGACTGTGTTCACTGACCAAAGTTTAGTACACCCTGAAAAGAAAATTCCAGATTTCAAAGTTTGCACACAAAATTACACAGTTGAAAATACACCAAAATGGGCAGTTGGCCATACTGATGAATGGCAATACAAAACCAAAGACGAAGAATCCAAATAATACAGCCAGATACAGATTAACCAATTTTTTATTAAGTTAAATAAAATTAACTTGACATTAATAGTACACGAGTATATAATTACACAATAAACTAGGAGAATACGATGTCTGATAGAACATATGGACCGGACGAAAAAGCGAAACTGGAACGTTTGGTAAACGAAGGCGCAACAGTTATGCAAGAAATTGAAGATTTACAAACAGGCTTAAGAGATACAGTAAAGGCAGTAGCAGAAGAACTAGAAATCAAACCTACACTTATTAATAAGGCAATAAAAATTGCACATAAAGGTGACTGGCAGGCTCATGCTGATGCTTTTGATGATCTCGAAACATTGGTGGTGACAGTTGGAAAAGACAAATAAAGATATAACATTTTATCTAAAATGGTTAGCAACATTTGTGTTGATA